TCCAGCTCGTACCCGTAAAAAGGGTGAGACTTGTACACTACCCCCGGAGTGCAACAATCGGTAGACTTGGACTCTTCACCCTGCATTGTGTCCCGCTTGGATGTAGACCAGCGGTACCCGGCATCGCCGCCCCACAAGTCCCAGGCTACACGCCCCGGACTGGGGAACCCTTCCTCACCAGCGTTGAAGCCTTCGGCTTGCTTGTCTACTTCATGGCGGCTGAAGAAAGAATACATCCGCAGTATCGTGTCTTCGGATAACTTCTCCCCGTTGACAATCTGGTTAGCCCTTGCAAGGCCTACCCGCGTCCCGCCGTCGAACCCTTCCGCTTTCCAATCGAGCGCCCGTTGTGCTGCTTCGACCATGCCGGCGTTCGGTACAAACTTCATCTCGTATGCTTTGGCTTCATCCCGCAGGGTAACCGGTGCAGCTCCTGTGTGTTGCACTGGCAGGTTCAAGAAGTTCGTAACGCTTCCGGGGTCGTAACCAGACCGAATCAAGATACCTGCCGCGTTGGTTGTCTCTGCCAACGATGCACTCGTGCCAGCCTGTACGCTGATAGCGGATGGATGCAGCACGCCTTCATCTTCCGGCACCGCTTCTAAGCCTGCTATGCGCTTGGCTTCAGCACGATCAATAATGCCAGCCTTGTAGAGTTTCTCTGCCCGGTCGGCTTCAGCTGCAAGGTCATCAGCCAAAGCACGTACGGTTTCTAGGTCGTACATCACAAAGTCACCCTGCTGTGTCTCAGGGTATTCCGGCAACAGGTCTGCGGTGATAGCGTCCGCAAGAGTACGGAGCAACGGCACCATGCCATCTTCCCATGCGGCTTGCTGGGCGCGCTCGTAATTACTGTAGGTAGACCGCTCTAGCCCGCTTCCAAGGCCTAAGACCATCGGGTTGATACCAAGGGCTGAACAGATACGCTCCTCCGGTACACGCCTCACAGAGTCCAGAGCAAGCTCGGAAGGCGTAAGGCTAACCCGATCCATCTTGTAGGCACCGGTCATAACCACGATACCGCCGGACCCGTCCCCGGTAAGGTCTTCGTGAAGTTGCCGCTTGACCTGCCGGGCATCGTCCATAGACATATCAACGCTAGTCTCTTTGGCATCAGGCCCGACAATGAGACTCGGCATAGCACCGTTTGCCAAGAGTCCATATGCGGTAGTGGATGCGGTGTTATCGGTTGCAATCTCCCGCAGGACAGCGGTAAGCGGCGCTCTACCAATGCGGATGTCGCTAGGGTCTCTGCCGTACCGGATGTGAATGATGTCGGATACCGGGATATCAAAAGAGCGGCCATCCGTGGTGTAGATGTAGTGGGTTAGCGGGTTCGTGCCATTGCCTACCGGGCGTACCATGTCCTGCGGCAGAAACTGTAAGGCAGTAACCGTGCCACGGGTTGTAGAGCGAATCTTTCTCAGGTAGGTGTTCCCGAATAGTTTGTAGTCTTGAATCGCCCATCCCCAGAAAAGACTACCCATAATCATCGGATCAGGTTGAGCCATGAGCTGTAGCACCGGGTGGTCTTCTACTGGCTCTGCCTGCTGGCTGTCTACCGGTCGGTAGTAGCGTGGCGTGGCTTGAGGGTAGTTTCTGACGTACCAGTCAATGGCACTAGCAACCACGCCATTCAGCCCAAGGTCACCGGCTACTCTAGCCCAGTCCTTAGTGCTTCCAGGGAGCGCCCGGCGTAGCAAGGTTTGCAGCTGACCAGAGCCGTAACCGGTTAGGTAGATGTCCCTAGACTGAGACAACGGCAGCGGTAGTGCCTGTGTCGGGTTGGCTGCGGCTTTACGTCCGAGGAAGCGATCAAAGATACCCATGCTCTCAGTATCCCACAGGACTAGACGGCTCCCCATGAACGCTTTGATCCGCAGACCTGCCAAGCATACGCCAGGGCATCTACAACGTCATCATGCCTACCAACCGGGAAGGATAGCAACTCATCCTCAAAGTAAGCGGGTAGCCCTTGGCAATGCATAACTTGGCTTTGCTCGTACCGGGCTTCCAGAGGGGCAAAGCGGGTCACCTTGTCACGGTCTGGCCGGATGCCCCGGATAGGTAACTTAGTACGCCGTAGGAGCTCCTGCACAACAGCCGCTTGATACTGAACCTGCTCGATGCCGATCATGCTAGGATTCCACTTAGCCGCCATGGCTTCAATGAAGCGCAGCACGGAAGCAAAGTCTGAGCGGGTGCGGTTGATGTCTCTAACGTAGATCGTGCCATCGTCACCACGGCTCACTACCGCCACGCCGGTGTAGTCGGCTTCAGACTTAGTAGAGATTGCAAGGTCAACCCCAATGTAGGTAGGTAGGCCTTCAGGACAATCGCCATACCGCAACCACTCGCGCTTGATACGAGCGCCCGCCGCATCCACGAACTCCGCTAGATACTCTTGCCTAAACGCGATGCTCGGCAAAGACTCCCCCGCCTTGCCTACCTCCTCAGGATCTATCCAAGGGTTAGCCGTGGTTGGCATCTGCCATGACATCCAGTCGGCATCAGTAGCGGCTTGGTTGTAAAGGGTGCGGAAGTAATTGCTACCCTTGGGCGTAGACAGAAAGAACGCATCCCCGATGTAGTCGGTAAGCGTTGGGCGGATGGCTTCAGTCCAGGCTTGTTCCAAGTGCCTAGCCATGGCTGCCTCATCAATGATGACCCGCTTGTACTTTCTTCCACGTGCTACGGTGCTAGGGTCATCTAAAGTCCAGTAATCGATTGCTGCACCGGTTATAAGCTCGATGCGCGGTGCGGGGCTTTGTACTGCCCTGCGGATAACCGGAGCATAGATGCGCTTATGATCGGCGTATGCCTCTTCCAGGAGCCTGTAGGTAGGTGCAAACCACGCGCAGGGCAAGCCGTCAATCAGCACCGGGTCACTGAGCAAGTTACCGCCCAGCGTGGTCTTACCAAAACGTCTCCCGCAGGCAAGAACGTTGTACCGCTTGGCTTCCCGCAGAATGACCTGCTGGGCTTCATGCGGCCTTGGTAAGACTAATCGAATATCAGGCAATCGGTTTGTCCGAATACTCCACGATTACCTTGACTGGGCTACCGTCTGCGCCGGTCTGTTCTACCCTGCTAGACCAGTCCTGCTTGTGCTTGCGTTCAAGCCACCATGCAGCCGCTTGCCATGTAGTTTTAGTTGCATCTTGGATGACTGCAAGGTTGCGCAGCTCGGCTTCACCCTCCGCTTTTTCTATAGCGTCCCTAAAATCAACATTTTCGGCTAACCATCTAGCCAGTGTTTCTTGACTTATACCAGCGGCAGCACAGGAAGCCCTGCGGGTGTTACCACCTCGCAGAGCGTCTGTGAGCTTGGCTACCGTTGCCGGTGTGTACTTGGTTGGTCTACCTGCTCCGGGTTGTGCTGCCATGTAGGCTCTCCTCGATTTCTTCGGTCGTTGCCCATATAAGGGCATCTTTCATCTGCTGGTCGGTGATGCCTTGGGCTTTAGCCCTACGCTTGACATCTTTATACAGCCAGCGTGTATACATCTCCGACCATACCACCACGCATCCAGCCCCAACCAAAGCACCAATAGCAAAAGATATCATTCCGTCACATCCGCTTCCTCTTGGTCTTGCAGTTTATTATGTAAATCCCATGATGCGACCGTGAGTTTTTCTTCAGCCTTGATGTCATAACTATTCCAATGTGCGTATTGAAATTCAAAAATGACTTCGCATTTGACTTCATGATTTTGCCCAGATTTATAAATCAATTTCCAGTTATCATCATCTACACGCTCAAGTATTAGCGTTTTATCTAAGAACGCTACACCTTGATAATCTTTAGGCTTTAACGTGTTTTGTGCGTCCATGTATTTGCGTTGCATCCACGAAAGTTGCCTTGCATACATTTCTAACGCTTCTCGTGTAACTTTATAATCGTTCATTCTTTCACCTCCCCGGTTCGTGGATCTAAAACAACGATAGCCCAGTCGTTTGCGAACAGGTCACCGGGTGACAATGTCAACTCTTCCATCTGCCGTACCGCTTCCCCGGTTGTATGGACTTCAAAAGCGTTCCAGAGTTCCGAGTAGCGCAAGAATATTTGCCCTCCCCACTCACCGCGCCATACAGCATTACCGCCACCCGCCATCAAGGCTTGAATCACTTCACCGAATCTCATCACACTACCTCCCAATAGCTAGACAACAAATCTTTAGAGGTCAGTTCTAACGCTGTATAGATTTGTGTTCTACATTCTTCTCCATCTATGACTTCGTAAAAGTCAAAAGTGTTATGGTCTTTGTCATAGACTAAGTAAGCCGTAGTACTTTCCCAGTTGGTTTTACGGATGCGCCTACCAGCCATCAAGTCTTGAATCACAAATTCAAATGTCATCTTATTACCATCCAGTCGTTAGCCATGACATCAGCACCGCGGAAATAAGCCGGCCCTGCATGATGCCGGTTGCCAGCACCGTCGAGCTTGAACATGACCAGCTGCCCGTGCTGTACGGCATAGTGGATTCTTGCGCCATCCCGACAAACATACTTGCCATCCCTCATATGCACCAAAGCACCGGAGAAAGCGATACGAGCGGTGTAGTGTGCCGTAGTAGGTGCAAAAGAGGCTACCTCATCGGTACACATCTGCTGGTAACCAAGGCTTGTTGCGTATGCCAGCAGCTCAGGGTCTCGTACCCACTTCTCGACGCTTTGCCTTCTAACGATGTTGTCGGCTTTAGACCATGTCCCGGTGGTGGCGTAGATTTCCATCGCTTGCCGGATGCGTTCTTTCTTTTCTTCTAAACTAAATGCTATCGCCATCATTAGCCTCGACTACTTTTGCCTCTGCTGCTGCGACTTTTGCTAGTATCCGAGCTTTATCTTCTTGAGCAGCTTTTTGCCTATCCTCTGAAAGCCAAATATCAAACGTACCAATCTTGAAATCCCAATCTCTAGTTTTCAATAAGTATTGTGTTTCACAATATGTAGTGCCTTTGTGAAAGTGATAGATGTCTCTACGTTCATGACCACATTCAAA